TGTACGGTAGAAAGCAGAATCTGGATACGTACTGGCACGTGCGCCGTAAGTATCAAAACACTAAACCTATGGTGAGTAAGAACCATAGTAGAGAAGACAATCTCAGACCGGCTGGCTACAACCGCAGTCGCAAGTGGGAACACGTCAGAGAGATAACGAGAGCTTCAGACGGTAAGGTGTTATATGCACTGTGCGATGGTGGAGAAGGTGATCCTGTATTTCTTGGTTACACTGACCCGATGGTTGAGCGCCCTCGTGTATTCGACACAATCAATCTGTCACCTATCGTGTGGGAGATAGAGGAACAGCCTGATGGTTCGTTCATGGAGATAGTCAAGGTACGTAATGGTTCGGGTAGTCACGCACATCATGCTAGGTATCAGTTCTTGGAAGCGTTTTTACCAGAGGGTCTAAAGTTTACGCTGTATGGCGGTAAGCAGTTTGTGGTGGCGAATGACGGTTTGGCTAATGAGAAACGCTACTACTTACCTAAGAGTCAGTCTATTGATCTAAACCATTGGGATGTTATCTATGATCGAGTGGACGGACGCGAAAACCATTTGTATCCCGAAGTTACTCACGCAGCGTACATCAAAAAGAAATATGGCTACGTGAAGAAAGACGATCACAAGTATCTGAAGTTTGCTAGGACTACCACTGTTTACGAGTTTGATCCCGAAAGGTTTATGACCAATGAGTTTATATCTAGTGATTGGGAACTAATCAGCCCTGAGTTCAAGCTCATACACAACAGCACCAAAGTAGACAAAGCTCGTAAGAAAAAACTAAAACCCTACATCGAGGGGTTTTGGGATTGGACTCTAGCTGTAGGTAATACGTTACCGATAAATGCAAAGGGATACATAATCGAATGTAAAAATACCCTGCGTGCTGAAAAGGTGATCGTATCTAATAGGTATGCTTCAACTAATACTTTCGATGGGGCTAAGGTAGAGAACATATTAAAAGATCCACATCACGAGTTACGTGTGCAACTGTTGGCTGCGTTTATGAATTCACCCAACGCACGTGAGTCGGTTCGTCGATCAGATAAGAAAGCATTTCGCGCAGCGTATAACACGTGGATCAACAAAACGTGTGGTTTGGTAACAATCATAAAAGGAGAAGAGTAATGGAAAAGCCTATGAACACAGATTTTGTCAAGGTGCGCTACTACAGCGACACTCAGTGGTACGGTAACCCAGATGACAGGGTGCAAAGGGGTACGTTGTCGGATGTTCGGTATGAGATGGTAGATCCTCGTACGATTGAGAATGTTTCTTTACGAGCATTTGCTACAGGAGTGAGTGACAAGTTATGGGACACACAGTTCTACGTAGCGAAAGGAGACATCGTTCATAATGTGCGGTATGACCAGATATATGTTTACGCTAAGAACCAACCTTGTTTCTTGGGCGAGATATATGCTAATCGAGGGTACGATGGGAAAGTGCGTTACGGTGTTATATCCAGACATATTTACAATCGAAAGAAAAGAAATACCACTGAGACTGTGAGCATAAAGAAAGGGATCTCTAACGCAGCTAAGTATCTACGGCTTTGGACGCAAGAGGAGTTGGCTGGTATTCCTACGTACAGCTATAAAGTTCAACGTAACCGACGAATTGACGAAGCCTCAGAAAAGATAAGGTCAGTCTGTGATACGTTGGGTATTAAAGATCCAGACGGGCCAGCTATGCAATGCCTTATCAAACAGCACAATACCAATGTTTGGCTCGGCACACGCGAAGAAAATCTCAATACACACATAGCCAATTACAAAGATTGGTATGAGAAACAGATGGATCTCAAAGGCATTGGCAGGATGCCTGTGTTTGTTCGATTGCGTGTGGATGATAAAGGTAGAGATTACCTGATCGCTCATTATGTGGACGCACAGACAACAGTTTCTGATCAAGTGAGTGTGACTCCAGCCCTTACTTATCGTGACACTGATGAAACATTTCACACGCTACGACCAAAACTGGACGTGCTAAACGTAATGGGTAACAGGGAATACGTCAGTGGAGTGGGCATGAAGTACGACGATAACACGTTCTTTGTAGTGTTAGAAGATGATGCGTAACGACATTACTTATTTCGTAGAAGTAGATACAGACAGTGATACATGGGTAGTAGAGTGTGTTGGTATGAATTGTGTTGACTCACAGTTAGCTGGCACATACTATGGTTCAGAAGCATTACCTGAGTCGTTGAAACATAAACTATCGGCTTTGGTTTTGCTTCGCCCATTACAAAAGATAACGGGAGTTGGCTGGCGTTCTACTGAAAGTTCTTTTTGGGTTAGCATTGAAACCAGTTCCTAGAGGAAAAAGATGGGCAAAGTGATTATTGAGTTTGATGAAGAGGATTTGGAAAAGCTCTTCGATACACAGTACACGATGCTAGAGGTGATGTTGCGTATCGAGGGTCTATTGAAGGAGATCAAGAATGGCAATGACGCCGGAAGCCAAAGTAAAAAAAGTCGTAGCAAGCCAGCTACGAAGTCTTAAAGCATACTACTTTTACCCTGCCACTGGTGGGTATGGTAAGAGTGGCGTGCCGGACATAGTGGGATGTTATCGAGGCAAGTTCTTTGGTATCGAGTGCAAAGCAGGGGGCAACAAGCCTACCGCACTGCAAGAAAAGAATCTCAAAGACATTGCCGAATGTGATGGCATATCACTCGTGGTAAATGAAGAAAATATGCGTGACATACCAGAGTTAATAGGTGCAACGCCTGTTCAACTGGAGTTTGATTTTTAAGCTCAGAATACGTTACGTGGTGTTACTTATAAACCTACTGCTGTGTTTTCGTTACTAATGGTGATCAAAATACAGTGATAGGAGAAATAACGGGAGAAACAGATGAAGTTTAGATTAACGACAACCGTCGAATACAAGGATGATGATCTCAAGGCATTGAAGAGTCTTGCTAAGAAATTTAAATGCACTCCAAAAGAATGGTTGGAGATACACGTTCTCAGAGAAGGCGAAGAGTGTGCTCGCCTAAGAATATGGGATGAGGTTCAATACCTGTTCGAGCAGGAGGAAGATGATGAGTGAAGAAGAACTAGAATACGTTGTGTGGTGTACACATTCGGGTGATAAGTCACGTACTACGTTTGGGCCGTTCCCAAGTAAGTATTTTGCAGAACACTTTATCTTAAACTATGGCTTTACCGAAGGGGTGTACAACCTCAAAGCCGTCCCACTAAATCGCATAGAAATAAAGGTGAAAGATGACGGAGAAGAAGAGGCGAGGTCGCCCTCGCAAACAACCCATTGATGATCTTGGATACATCACTGTAAATGACAGAAAGGTAGCTTTGGGTGTGAAAGCTGGTAACAATGTTACAACTGGCAACGATAATGTAGTGGTTGGTGTAACGTCGGACGGTAGTAGTGCTGACTATTACAAGTTACCTGCAAATGCAAAAGAGCTACAGGACTTAATCTCTCACAAAAACATGAACGCTCAGATTGGTGAGATATTCAGATCGTGTTATAGGTACGGAGAGTCTTCTCACAGTGATGAGTTACGTGATGCAAAGAAGATTGAATTTTATATAAAGGCTGAGATCAAACGTCTGGAGAAAGGGAATGAAAAAAGAAGGGGAAAAAGAGTTTGAGGTTATCTTTAACGAAGTAATTTCGCACAGGGTTTTGATATACGCAGACAACGAAGAAACAGCGCGATACAAAACGATAGATAACGAAGGATTGCCGTTGCGTATGTCACAAGTCACAGAAAAGAACATTCTCAAAATAACTGAAAGACAAGGGAAGGAGTAAGTGTGGATCTCATAACTCTTGATTTTGAGACTTTTTACGACAAAGACTTTTCGCTCACAAAAATGACAACTGAAGAATACATACGAGATTCTAGGTTTGAGATAGTAGGTGTAGGTGTAAAGGTCAATAATGGACCGACAGAATGGGCTAGTGGCACTCATGCGGAGCTTGCGGAATATTTTGCTGAGTTTGATTGGGCTTCCAGTATGGTTCTGGCACATAACACTATGTTTGATGGTGCTATTCTTTCTTGGCTATTCGGCATTAAACCTAAAGTATGGGCTGATACTCTATGTATGGGACGAGCCGTACACGGAGTTGAAGTCGGCGGTAGTCTCAAAGCCTTAGCCGAGCGATACGATGTCGGTGAAAAAGGCACTGAGATACTCAATGCTCTAGGCAAACGCAGAGAAGATTTTACTGATGACGAGTTAGATCGTTATGGGGATTACTGCATCAATGATGTGGAGCTTACACATAAGCTGTTTCATATCATGGCGAAGCATTTCCCAAAACAAGAATTAAAAGTCATCGACTGTACATTGCGTATGTTCACGCATCCGCTGTTAGTTCTAGATTTGTGTTTGTTGTCTCGTCACCTAGAGGATATTCAAACTCGCAAGGATAACCTGTTACTAGAGGCAGGGGTGGCTGACAAGAAAGATCTGATGAGCAACGATAAGTTCGCAGACTTACTACGCTCGAAGGGTGTAACACCTCCTACCAAGATAAGTATGACAACTGGCAAACAGACCTACGCATTTGCTAAAACCGATGAAGCGTTCAAGAGCCTTGTAGAGCATGAAGACACCGGCGTGCAAGCGTTGGTGGCTGCACGATTAGGCAACAAAAGCACACTAGAAGAAACACGCACACAACGATTTATAGACATTGCGGAGCGAGGAACACTGCCGGTTCCTGTGAGGTACTACGCAGCACATACTGGTCGGTGGGGTGGAGATGACAAGATCAACCTACAGAATCTACCGAGCCGTGGGCCTGACGGTAAGACACTGAAGAAAAGTATTACCGCGCCAGATGGTCATGTGTTAATTGACTGTGACTCGTCACAGATAGAGGCACGTGTGCTGGCATGGTTCGCAGGGCAAGATGATTTGACTAAAGCGTTCCGCAAAAAAGAGGATGTCTACGTCAAAATGGCAGCACGTATATATGACGTGTCAGAGGATCAAGTGACAAAAGATCAGCGGTTTGTGGGTAAGACCACAATACTTGGCGCTGGTTATGGTATGGGTGCAGTGAAGTTTCAAGCACAGTTAGAGTCGTTTGGAACCTCTATACCTATCGAAGAAGCGCGACGAATAATTAACATATATCGTGATACCAACTGGAAGATAAGTCACGTGTGGCGCGAAGCTCAAAACATGGTCAGCCATCTATCGCGTGGTGATTCCGTGCAGTTTGGCAAAGAAGGTGTGGTCGAGGTAATAGGTGATCGTTCAGCTATAAAGCTACCCTCTAGCCTACTAATGCGTTATGACGATCTGCAAGGTGAGGAAAACGCTCAAGGTGTCGAGTATACCTACGAAACACGGCGAGGCCGAACAAGGATATACGGTGGTAAGGTGATAGAGAACGTATGCCAAGCTCTTGCACGTTGTATCATCGCGGAACAAATGCTATTGATTAACAGGCGGTATCGTCCTGTTCTTACAGTGCACGACTCAGTTATATGTTGTGTAGAGAATGATGAGGCCGAAGAAGCCAAAGAATACGTCGAGAGATGTATGCGATATGTTCCGAAGTGGGCAAAGGGATTGCCCCTTGAATGTGAGAGCGGTATGGCGAAGGCATACGGAGACTGTGAATGATCGATTCCTATGGATTCGATATAGTGATGCCGATAGGTTCTGATTACAATCGCTTAATGTGTCCTATTTGCAAAGGTGCTAACTTACACCAGCAAGCTGTGGGGGTTTACCATCATACCTCTAACGATAATCGAGGGATTTTAGTTGCTCCAAACGGAGAGTGCACAGTACACACAAATATACACGCAAATGTTTTAAATCCCTCCAGAGGTAGAGAAGGTATGCGTATTAGTTTTTGGTGTGAGATAGAGTGTAAAGTGCCTGACTTGCTGCTGTATCAACACAAGGGAACTACATATGTAGAGTGGGATAACACTCTATCAGGCAGCAAACTTTGGTTTAGTGAGTAGATGGACGCTGCGCCGTGGTCATTCAGTAAGATCAAATCGTTTGATCAATGTCCGAAGCAGTTCTATCACGAGAAGGTTATAAAACAATATCCTTTCAAGATGACAGATGCGGTGCGTTACGGAGATCAATTTCACAAAGCTGCTGAAGAATACATACGTGACGGCACAGAGCTAGACCCACGTTTTAGTTACGCCAAAGGTATGTTGGATGCGCTAAACGCTAAGAAGGGTAAGAAGTTATGTGAGATGCGGATGGGTGTAACTAAACAGCTAGAGCCATGTAGTTTCTATGCCCATGACGTATGGTTTCGTGGTATTGCAGATTTATTGATATTAAATAGTGAAGATAAATTAGCTTGGGTTATTGACTATAAGACAGGAAAGTCGGCAAGATATGCTGACAAGGGCCAACTAGAGTTGATGGCGCTGGTTACTTTTAAAAACTACCCCGAAGTAGAGACTGTTCGGGCTGGTTTGTTGTTTGTGGTAAGTAACGATTTGATACGAGATCGTTATGTTATCGACGATGAGAAGAGACTGTGGGACAAGTGGCTGGATAATTACAGCAACATGGAAACAGCCTACGACAATGATGTATGGAACCCTAATCCTAGCGGCCTGTGTAAAGCATGGTGTCCAGTATTAGAGTGTCCTCATAATGGGAAAAACTAATGCCATATAAAAATCCAAAGGACCGTAAGAAACAAACAAATCCTCCTGTAGGTAGCAAAGCACACAAAGCTCGTATGGAGCGACAACGTGCTAGGCGTGAGATGGACAAAACAAGTCGTGACGCTAACAAGAACGGCAAGGCTGACAAGCGCGAAGGTAAAGATGTTAGTCACAAGAAGCCGTTAAGTAGAGGTGGCTCCAACAAAGATGGAGTCAAAGTAGAAAGTCGTAGTAGGAATCGTAGTCGCAATTACAAGAAACCAACGCGACGAACCAGATAGGCTAGGGGCGTTTCATCATTACTGCCCTTCCAGCACGTTCCCGTCCGTGTGTAGCCGAAAGGCGGGACAGTTTGACTACGGTGATTTTGTGAAAAAAGTCCTCCTAGCACACAAAATCATTGTGCGACCTCGCGCCGTCCGAGGAGTCAAAGACGGCACAGATAGGTCAAGGCGGTTACTCCTGCCTTTGGTGCTCGTTCCCGTCCGAGTGACCGTCAGGCGGGGTTTTAGGAGATCGTATGGAGTTAAAAAAATTAGCAGACTTTGAAGACGAGATAGATTTTGTGAACTATATGTTTGAACTATTTATCGTGTCTCAACGCTACGACAAGAAAGTAGAGGAGCTAAATGATCTCGACATTGCCAGATCTAAACGTGAACTAAAAAAGCAAGGTATGAGGTTTAACTGGCTATGAAAGTCGTAGACAACAAAGCACTTCTATTACGTCTTAGAGATCCAGACAAAGTGACTACTGTTATACCCAAGAGTAAGGAGTTATCAGGAAACAGGGTAGTTGTTAACTGGGGTGTAGACGAAACACACGTCCTTAAAAATTTAAATATCAATGCACCATCTCCTATCGAGGGTAAGTACAGTTGGACCGGCAAGCACAAACCTTTTGAACACCAGAAAACTACGTCAGGATTTCTTACACTCAACAAACGTGCGTTCTGTTTTAACGAACAGGGTACAGGCAAGACAGCCAGTGCTATTTGGGCAGCGGATTTTTTACTTAATCAAGGAAAGATAAACCGCGTTTTGGTCGTATGCCCATTGTCTATTATGGATAGTGCATGGCGTAAAGATTTGTTTGACTTCGCTATGCACCGCAAGGTGGATATAGCCTATGGCTCTGCTAAAAAACGCACTGCGGTAATCGAGAGTGACGCAGAGTTTGTCATAATAAATTATGACGGTGTGGAGATAGTTGCCGATGCCATAGCAGATGGTGGGTTTGATCTTATTATCGTAGATGAAGCAACACACTATAAGAACGCACAAACAAAACGGTGGAAGACACTCAACAAACTGCTTACTACAAACACGTGGCTCTGGTTGTTAACAGGTACACCCGCTGCACAAAGCCCTGTGGATGCCTACGGCCTAGCTAAACTCGTAAACCCAAAAGGTGTCCCACGGTTTTACGGTTCTTTTAGAGATATGGTTATGTATAAAGTAACCAACTTCAAATGGGTTCCTAAACCCAACGCTACCGAAATAGTATTTAACTCGTTACAGCCAGCTATACGTTACACGAAAGATGAATGTCTTGATCTACCAGATATGGTTTACACCACACGTGACATAGCATTAACGAGGCAGCAAGAAAAATATTACACACAGTTAAAAAATAAAATGATTATGCAAGCTGCTGGTGAAGATGTTACCGCTGCTACCGCTGCCGTAAATATGAATAAACTGCTGCAAATAAGTTCGGGCGCAGTCTACACCGATTCTGGTGAGGTCATAGAGTTTGATATAAAGCATAGATATAAAGTGTTACGTGAGGTAATTGACGAATCGAGTAAGAAAGTTCTTATCTTTGTGCCTTTCCGACACACAATAGATCTGCTTACTGAAAAACTACGGAGTGACAACATACCCACTGAAGTCATAAGCGGTGCAGTAAAAGCCACAGACCGCACACGTATATTCAAAGACTTCCAACAAACAGCTACACCACGTGTATTAGTAATTCAACCACAAGCTGCTGCACATGGTGTTACTCTCACCGCTGCAAATACGGTTGTTTGGTGGGGGCCAACGAGTTCTGTGGAGACTTACGCACAGGCAAATGCTCGTGTACACAGAGCGGGTCAAGACCATAAGTGCACCGTGGTACAGCTACAGGGATCTAATGTAGAAAAGCGTGTATACGCATTACTTGATAATAAAATAGATACACACACAAAAATTATTGATCTGTATAAGGAAATACTTGACTAGCTCATTAGTTACCTTTAAATTGCAGTTCTCGGCAATGAAAAGGACACGAGCATGGCTGATGCGATAGTAGTAGATAGTGTCACTCTAGAGAAGTTGGTCAGAGTTTATCTCAAGATCAAAGGCGAAAGGGAGCGACTATCCGCTGAATTTAAAGAAGCTGACGGCAAATTAGTCGAGCAGCAAGATACAATAAAAAGCGCACTCTTGGATCATTTGAAGGAAACAGGTGCTAAAAGCGTTAAAACTGATGCTGGCACTTTCTACCGTCAAATAAAGCAGAAGTATTGGACAAGCGATTGGGAGTCTATGCACCAGTTTATATTGGAGCATGAAGTACCTGAGTTTCTTGAAAAACGTCTGCACCAAGGGGCAGTCAGAGGATTTTTGGAAGAGAATCCAGATCTTCTGCCCAAAGGTTTGAACGTAGATTCAGAGTTCGCTGTTACCGTGAGGAAAGCGTAATGGAGAATCTAGTTACAATCGAAGAGGTAGCAAACTATTTTAAAATATCTTTGTCTACCGCAAGGAAGTGGGTGCATGACGGAGTTATCCCTGCAAACACTTATGTGAAGGTAGGTAAGACTCAACGGTTTGCTCTGCCAGAGATAGCAAAAGCTGTCATGGGGAACAGTGAAAAATCTGTTGCAGAAGAAACCACTGAAGAATTCGATCCCACAAACTTTGATCCTGACGAAGATTTTTAGTGCGTCGAATTAGCATACAGGGTGGTAGATTCACAGGTATTGAGAATCAACCAGAGGGGAGTGTTTGCAACTCTATAGATGTAGTTATAGTAAATGCAGCGGAAGTATCTCGCTCGTATTACAAAGATGACTACGTGGTTGGAGTTAAAAAGCTACCTACGTGTTGGTCAACCGATACTCAAAGACCGTCACCCGAAGTGCCAGAGGACCAAATGCAGAGTGCACGTTGTTTAGACTGCGTGCAAAATGTTAGAGGTTCGGGAAGTGCAGGGGGTAGAGCTTGTAGATTTCATCAACGCCTAGCGGTGGTGGAAGACTGTGCACTAGATATTGTGTATCAGTTACAGGTTCCAGCTTCCTCAATATTTGGTAAAGAGCGAGGGGGCGGTATGCCTCTACAGGCTTACTCCAAATTTTTAGCAGGGCATGGAACGCCCTCAATAGCGGTGGTCACTAGGATAGGTTTTGACGAGGGTAGCTCTGTGCCTAAGTTAAATTTCTACCCACAGAGACCACTAGAAGAAAAAGAGCTTGAAGAAGTTAGGTTGATGGTTGATCACGATGACACGTTACAGGCAATCGCATTTACTGTGGATGCTTACAACGCAAACACCAGATCACCATTCGCGGAGACTGAAGGGTTCACAATAGCCTGATTTAAGGAGATCAAAATGGCTGAAGCAGAAATGTACTATACGTTGGAGAACGTCGAAGCTCTCTACCCAAAAATTAACACCACTTATAAGTTTGACCAGAAGGCAAATGGTGGTAAGGGTGGATCTATCAAATGTAACCCTATGGATGATGGGGCTGCATATGAATTATCTTTTGTCATGTCTGAAGCAAAAGCGAAGGCTTTGTATAAGTCTATGAAAGCTGCGTATGACGTTAAGAAAGAATCAAGTTGGCCTGATAAATTTCCGTTGCCGTTTAAAAAGAATGACGATGGCAACTACGTTGGTAAAGCGAAACTAAAGGGAGCTTACGGCACAGATCTTACTAAGCCCCCTCTACAGGTAGACGCTAAGAATAATGAGTTACCAGCAGAGTTTCAGTTAACAACGGGCAGCACTGTAAACATCGCGTTTAGCTTTGTCCCTTACAACGTGCAAGGCAACGGGGTAAGTCTACGTTTGAGTGGTGTGCAGGTAATTGATTACAAGCCTATGGCTAGTCGTTCACCTTTTGGTGTCGTAGATGGGTACGTAGCGCAGCCTAATAATCCATTTAGTGACACAACTAGTGTAAAAGTTGACTCTGATGATGACGATGATGATATATTTGGTGACGAACCAGATATATCCGCTGTTACTGAGGAACCCAAAAAGAAAGTCGTTAAAAAGAAGTCTGCCCCTGCACCGGCAGATGACACTGGCTTGAGCGCAGTTATCGACGAATGGGATGACTAAATAGCGAGTTTCACTACGGCTAGGTTTGACACGCACCGAAAAGGGTGGGATTGATGTCCTCTTACAAACCATCGTGACCTACCCCTGCCGTGGTGATTTCAGCACTAGGTGCAGATATGAACACGATAGAATTTTTAAAATGGGTTTTACCCCCAGAGGGGATTTATGTTCTCTTCCGAAACAGTTTAGCTGAAGGTAGACATCGACAGTCTTATTTCCAATCGATAGAAGATTTAGTAGAGGCAGCAGAGTATTACGATAGCACCGGATGGGACGCTTACTTTGCTGTAAGCAGTTATAAGCAAGAAGGCACACGTAAAGCAGAAGATGCTGACAAAGTAAAATCATTCTTCTTAGATCTGGATTGCGGTCCAGAGAAAGAGTTCCCTACGAAGGGCGTTGCAGCGCAAGAGCTACAAAAGTTTTGCGAGATTATGTCTTTGCCGAAGCCACTGATTGTAGACTCAGGCCGTGGGTTACACGTGTATTGGGTGTTGTCAGAAGCTGTATCGGTAACAGAATGGAAGATAGTAGCTGACAGGTTTAAGTCGTTATGTGCAGAACATGACTTTGATATAGATACGTCAGTTCCAGCAGATACCGCAAGAGTGTTACGTATCGTCGGCACGCACAACCACAAACCAGAAGTGCCGATCCCAGTACGGGTGATTAACAAAAGACCCGATGCGATTAACTTTGATTGGTTTGCCGACAAGTTAGGTATAGATACGATACCAGTTCCTAAGAAACGCCCACATGAAGAGGGGCCAGCTAGTCTGCGTGATGCTTTATTACGCAACATAAAATATAGCTTTAGAGACATACTTGTAAAAACACAAACAGGTGATGGCTGCGAACAACTAGCTAGAATAGTAAGTAAGACCGAACAAGCTGAGACAAGCGAACCCATGTGGAGAGCAGGGTTATCTATCGCTAAGTTCTGTGAAGACGGTGAAAAGGCTGCTCAGAAAATATCTAAGGAACACCCTGATTACACACCAGAACTAACACTTAAAAAACTAGACTTAATTAAAGGCCCATACCGCTGCACGACATTTGATGAGAACGAAGGTGGTATATGCACTGAGTGTCCTCATTGGGGCAAGATAAAGTCGCCGTTGATACTCGGCAGAAAAATAGATGAAGCCAAACTAAACGAAGATGGTACGTACACGACAGAGTTGCAAGAGTTACAAAATGCTTTTGAGGGTATTGAGGACAATCTATACGACATAGAGGAAACACCAGAACACGTTATACCCATGTATCCACGTCCGTATTTTCGTGGAGCATCCGGCGGTGTATACGTTAGGAACGTAAGCGTAGACGGGGAAGTAGATGAGAAAGTCATTTATCATAACGATCTGTACATAACAAAACGTCTGGTAGATGTTGAAGCGGGTGAGTCAGTTGTATTTAAGCTGCACCTACCCAAAGATGGTGTTCGAGAGTTTACGCTCCCACTTACTGCGGTTATTTCAAAACAAGAGTTTCAAAAACAGATGGCGATGAACGGCGTTGCCATAACTAGAATAGATGATTTGTTGCAATATATGATTACTTGGATAAATGAATTACAAGCAAATTCAACAGCCGACTTAGCGAGAAGACAGTTCGGTTGGATAGATGAGGAAGCTACAGCATTTGTTGTAGGTGATAAAGAGATATACGCCGACAAGATAAAATACAATCCTCCTTCTACACCTACAGCACCTTTCATACCGTACTTTGAACCAAAAGGTTCACTAGAAGCGTGGAGAGAAATGGCTAATTTCTACACCACTAGGCCGGATCTAGTGATGCACCAGTACGTTGTTGGCACTGCATTTGGTTCACCTCTTATGCACTTCCTGCCACAAAATGCTTGTGCTCTACATATACACGCTAATATTAGTGGCTGCGGTAAATCAGCGTGCATAAAGGTGGCTGCGTCAGTATGGGGTGCGGTAAAAAATACAATGCTCGATGAACGCGATACTGAGTCTATGAAGTTTAATCGTGCAGAGGTGTTGCATAACATACCGTTTTACATAGACGAACTAACAAACGAGAAAGAGGATAAGCTGAGTGACTTGGCCTACCAGTTGTCTTCTGGTCAGCAACGGGGGCGTATGGCAGGTGGGGCTAACCTTGAACGCACACGAGGTGAACCGTGGAAGTTCTTATCTGTTACTTCTGGTAACTCTAGTGTTATAGAGAAGATAAGCGCGAAGAAACAACAGCCCAAAGCCGAAGCACAACGCATGATGGAGTGGCCCGCTAAAAAGGTATTTGACTCTGTAGAAGACAAGCGTTTAACAGATGAGTTTGAAGCTAAGTTAGAGGCTAACTACGGGCAAGCAGGAATACCTTATATACAATGGGTTATACAGAATGTAGAAGAAGTAAAGCGAACACTCAAAGAGATGCAGGTACGAGTGGACACTACAGCAGGACTCAAAGCAGAAAACAGGTTCTGGTCAGCGGGTGTAGCTTGTACGCTTACAGGCATTTTCTTTGCTAACAAGCTAGGTTTAATAGATTATGATTTAGAAGAAGTATTTAAATGGTCTATGACTTTGCTCAAAGCTAATTTGAACGCCGTGGAAAATATGAATGTGTCTGTAGAGCAGACGCTAAACGAATATTTGTATGACAACTACAGTAACATTCTACTAATTAAAAGCACCGATGACCTACGTAAACAACCAGATAGCAACGGTTTAGACAAACTTGTTATACCTGACGCTTCACCGAAGATTAGGTTGGTGGCACGTTATGAGACCGACTTGAAGAAAGTTTATCTGCTACCCAAACCTTTGAAGACGTGGTGTGCTGCACAACAGATAAACTACGGTGCGCTCGTTAGCGATCTAAAAACTAAGATGGGTGCGAAGCGAGACAAAGTACGGCTAGGAAAAGGCACGCTTTTAAAACTAGATCCGCAAGACGTTATAGTTGTAACCATAAAGGAGTTTGATACTTCTCGCGGAGAGCAAGATGACTTTGACGCTAACGAATGATGGCGTGCTACGGCTGCACGATCTTAACCCTGACGGCGTGCGTATCGTTGTCGATTGGGGAGCTATGGTAGCTGGTAGCTCTATTTTTGTACCGTGTATAAATACAACTAAGGCACTAGAACAAGTTAGACGAGTTTGTGTAAACCAGTTTGAGTGGGAAATAAAGGCTAAAAGCTGTTTTGAGGGAGATTTCTTGGGTATTCGCGTTTGGAGATTAACGTGATAACATCCACGTCGATAAGGTCTCGATCTCCCGTTTGGGTCTTATCTCCCACAACCCTTCGTTGTAGCCCCTTCTATGACGAAGGGTTTTTACAATCCCAAGTTTTCCCATATTGTCAGCGTATCATCGTATTCGGCAGCACTTTGTTTGAGATCGTTAAACATTCTAGGATCTAGCGTTACACCAGAGTATATCTTCTTGGTAGTACGCATATGTTGAGCCATAGATTTCTTAATAGTTTCTGGCGTAATCCTAAGACTAGGAAACTTTTTATTAAACTCAGCTATGTCTCTCATTATCTTTCTAGTTTCAGCAAAATTGCCAAATCTATATGCAACGTAATATTTACGTAGTAGGTTAGTGCGCTGACTGCTACCCGCTTTAGATAGCTTTTTAAGCTGTGCGTTTACCGCAAGCTGGCGTGTATATTCTGCTGGAGCGAATCCAAGGAACTGCCCTACTAACAGCGGTGCGGGTAGATCCTTTACGATATTATCGCCACGTTGGGTCTTAACACCCTCAGTGTAGAATCTGTATGTTTTCAATGCGTTACGTATGGCTGCTGGTGACATGGCTTCTACGCCTCTAACAAACTCACCTTGTTGAAACATCTTGTCGTAACCGCGATCTATCTGTAGAGCCACGCCCACGACAGGACCGCCTAATATCTCAGCCATATCAAATATAAACGGTTGATTCTTTTCTATCAGTCTATCTCTAAATATAAGGTCAGACAGACCCATACGGCTGGCTACGTCCACGCCTAAGAGAGCGTTACCCAAACCGCCATAAAATTCTTCACCTATAGCTTTACGTGCTATCGTATCAAAGTCTTCATCGTTATCGTCTTTTAACAAGTTATATACAATGGCTACGGCTCCGAATAATGGTAGTCCTTGTGCACCTGCTACAGCAAAAGCTCCGCCCAATGTTCCTATACCTTGAAGACGTGCAGCTTGTTTATCTGCTTTTGTTCCTCGCACAGAGTTGTATATAAGGCTAATTAGCAACTCTGCCATCTGCACGCCGTACCGTTTGTATAGGAACGCTACTTTACCTATGTTCCGTTGACCTATTCTAGGTGCTGACGCAGCGGCTGTACCGCCGTTGGTAAGCTCGACTTCGTAGATGGCAAATTCAGCGGCTTCACGCATGGCAGCGTTATCTATCTTTCTACCCGCTCTCTTCATAGAGTCCAGCATCAAACGATAGGAAGCAGCCAGTGCAACCTGTCGAGTCATACGTTCACCGTGGTGAAACAAGAATCCAGATACAGCGCCGATTTTACCGCGCACACTATCTATTTCTTCTAGATCCAACATATCGTATATGATGGATCGATTAAGCTGGCTTTGCTCTTTTGCCACATCAACAAGCACTTTGTACTCTTTGATTTCTGGGGGCATATCTTTTGAGTCAAAGTCGTAATTATCTAGTGACGGGGCCGAGTCTACTTCTGTTTTTTCTTTACCTTCTGCACCAATCATATCCATAACGGCTTTGCGTTTCTTAATGAAAGGTACGTACTTATAATTTTCGTCAGTTATGCCAGCGTTTCTAAAAAGTCTTACAGCTTCTCCGATAGCACTAGTTGTTCTTTTAAGCCCAAACAACTCGCCATCTTCACCTCGTGTACCTGCCAAATGAGGTGCGATCACCATAGGTATCTGCGAGAAGTTAACTAGCACAGAGGACACGTTAAGACCCAGCGTCATGGCAAACCCAAAAGTAGTTAGGTTTTTAGCCCAGTTTTCAACATCAGGATTCTTAGCAAAGTTGATACGCTTTTGCACTTCCCTCACAATTTGTTTTCTGATCTCTCTACTTCTTTTATCTGGATCGGATATTTTTTTGTTTGCTTCTTCTATTTCTTGTTGCAGCTTTTGAAACTTAGATCCGTATTCCATACGCACAATCTGTCTTGCTATGGATGCGCTTCTAGTTCGTAAAGCTTTTACCATGTCATGGTCTGGGTATGTTTCTTCACGCAACAGTCTTGGATCACCGATAAAGCCACGGAACCCTTCTCGCTTTCGGAACGATTGGGCAAAAGAGCGTTCTGGTAGCGTATCTAAAAACAATTTAATTATTTCTTCTTCTATCTTTGGGTCTACTTTATTTTTACTTAGCACACCCAACACGTTATTTACAAAAGAACCAGCGGGGGCTTTGCGATAACTAGCATCTTGAATTTTCTCAAACGGCTTTAGATTCTTTAATTTAATCTTGTCTGCAATAGCATTTAACTGATCTATGGCATCTTCTCTCGCGCCATCTGTCTCAAAACTTTCTGTGTAGTATTCTAGCTGTCCAGTTTCTGGGTCTACTGCGTTATATTCCAAACGGTATTCACCCGCACGCAACAATGGGAAAAACGGGTCAATCGTTGCTTTCTTATACAACTTGTTCATCAACTCGTCGTAAATATTTCTTCTGGCATCTGGATCTAAGTCAGTGGCTTCTAAACGAGACTTCACCGCTGCACCCACTTCGTCGAATAGAGCTGCGTATATGTTACGCACTTGCTTATATATCGCTCGTCCGTCTTCGCCTAAGTTCTTCCAATCTCCCTTGTGCATAGCATCCCATTCGGCTTGCTTTTCAGCATTGCCATCGTAGGCACTTCTTGGTTTCGATGGGTCTACGCCGATTAGAGAGCTATAAGGCATAAGCCGATTTAAGATAATTACCTTTTCTTTGTTTGCTTTTGCAAACTTAGATATTTTATTTATGGCGGTATCTATGGGTTGTTTGAGTTCTAGTAATCGCCCGCCTTCTTCAAGAACAAGTTTTCTAAACTCTGTTAGTTGAGGCACATACTTCTTGCCTATCATCTCTAAGCCGTTAAGACTCGCTATACTGAGAACAAAGTCTTTTGCTACTTGCGGTATTGTTAAATCAGATAGCGTTTTACGAACACGGTTCACGCCTTCCGAGTTTAAAATCGGCACGCTCTTAAACGCTTTATCTATGGTGTTACGCATATCAGCTTCATTGCGTTCAATAAGGCCGGGGTCTGTTACTTGTGACCGTAGAACGGCAACGTTTTTATCTTTATCAGTAGCCGTTGCACGCACCACTGTTTCTATATCTGCGTCTACTGGATCTAATAAAGAATGTTGTAGGCGAAGCAGTTCATTAAGAGCGGTGTTGTCTTTTGGTGGTAGGTTAAGCAACTTACGCAAAGCGTTTATAATTGCATCAAGCATTGTGACGTTACCGCTACCTACTTCTCCAGTGCGAGTGTTGTACGGAATAGTGTCTAAATAATCCTGCATGGTCTTATCAGTTAACACCCACGCTAAAAGTTCATCAGGATTTCTAAGACTATTATTCTCATTTTTGTAGTACGCACGTAGTGCTGGATGCACGCTGTCTATGGTGTCGTCAGCTACAGCTTTTTTAATTTCATCGTTGCCATACTTAACTACATCATTAAATAACGCTATAAGATCAGATCTATCTTTTCCTAGTTTTGTTCCTTCAATAAATTTTTTATTTGCGCTGTGTAGACTGAGATATGTGACGGCATGGACTGCTTCATGCAAGATAGTCTTGTGCATAAGCCCATTATGTTCAGCTAAAGGATCTTTAGTCCGAGCTACTGCTACTTTTACTTGGCCTTGACGTGCTTTTTGAAAAATTGCTTTTCCACGAGTACCGTTAGCTTCTATATTTCCTTTAAGTTCAAATACCTCATAATCAAACGTCATCCCTGCATTTTCCATACGTTTGATTAAGTTAATTAGTTTCCCTGCGAGTAAGCCTTCAAACGCATTGTTTTTATTTTTTCTTACGTTCTCTAACGCATTAACTAAAGTACCGCCCTTTGTTTCTTTGAGCAGTCTATTAGACTCTTCTATAATTTCTTTTTCTGTGCGCCCTTCTGCTAACTCTTCACTAAGCGCATACCCATCAGCTTCCGACCCAACTTTAGATTCTAGTGTGCCTATTGTTACATCGGGAAACTCTTCTTTAGCTATTCTTTGAGCTTCTTTTGTTTCAATCCCGCTGTTTTTAAGTTCTTTAAATTTAGTAGTCCGCGCTTTTTTACGACGATTTTTTTCTACACGTATTTCTTCTTCTGTCGGACCTTTTCGTGGCTGTAGTTTTGGTCGTTTTGGTGCTTTACGTTTGGTCTTTGTTTTGCCTATTAGCTTAGATGCTTTCTTCTGAAGCTCTGGACCTTTACGTTGTTTTTCTAAAGCAGCCACTGCTTGCTTGGGTGTCTCACCAAGAATCCTACCCTGTGGGTCAGGTCTATCAGTAGCGACATATAACCCGTCTTCTATCTGCATCGTTCTAGTTTCACCGTCATTAAATGTAACGGTGATTTCACCTGTTTCAGCATCAGGTTGAGACACTGTGGGTTGCCCAAGCGTCCGCATTTTGATCTTGTCTCTTGTCCGCTTTACTAACGCACTGGGCTTTCGCTTCTTTTTGGTTGGCGTTTCAACAGGCGCTGCTGGCTGTTCAGTGGGCGGTGTGGTAACAGGAGCGATTGGATCTGGGGGATCAAACAAACCACGCTGTTCACTAGGCACTCCCTCCAGAAGACGTGTTACACCCTCTTTAACTTTCGGCTCTCTAAACTGATTTGCTGTTTCTGTAAGGTCTGCTCTTACCCCGGCATCGTTTAGATCTTTCCCTATAACACGTTTTCGTATGGCAGCGTTCTTTTTAAATCCTGCGGTTGTAAGATCTTCTTCAGTGACGAGACGGGGTTCAGTAGTTGGTTCTGGCTCTGGTTGAGCACGTTGCCTCCTACGCCCAAGACCTTCAAGAGATGTTTGACGTAACTCGGTGGTGTCACTAATTTCAGTAGCCGTGCGCCTTTCAGGTATACGGGCCTCCATTTCTGTTACATCAGACTCAGCGGGCAAAGCTTCCAACGGCTCTGGTTCTGCACGAGCAATATCTATGACTCGTTCCATAGCAGCGTTTTCTGCCGCTGTTGGTTGGGAGTCTGTAACACCTGCGGCTTCTAGTGCTCTAGAAAACCTTTTTTGTAGCGTATTAAGCTGTCGTGTGGGCTGATTCTCAACAACATCTTGTAAAATTCTACGTCTAGCAATTTCAGATTCTTTAGTAACAGGCCGTGCATCAGCCGCAATCCCAATACGTGTTTCTCGTTCTGACCTTTTTCTTAACCTTTCTGCTTCTGCGGCTGCGGCTTCATCTTCAGCAACCATAGCTTCTACTTCAGCAGTTTCTTCTGCGTCTATTTCTGCTTCTATTTCAGCGGTTTCTAGCTCATCGAACATATCCCGCTGTGTTGTTTCTCTTTTAATTTCAGCAGCGGTTTCAGCAGCTTCATCCTCTGCTATCATGGCTTCGATTTCAGCAGTCTCTGCTCTATCTATATCTGCTTCTATCTGAGCATCTTCATCTACCTCAAATAACTCACCTTGCCTACCTGACGGCGCATCTTCGGGTAATTTTGGGATTGCCTCTAATCTAGCTCTTTCTGCGGCATCTTCTCTAGCAGCAACATCACCCCCAACGACAGAAGCAGTACCACGCACTGCTCCACCCAACAACCCTCCAGCTATAGCTGCTTCTCTGTACTCTGCAATGGCTTCTTCGTCATCTAAGGGCAAACCTGCTTGCAGACGTTCTATTACTTGCTGACCTAATTCTGTGGGTGCCTCTACGATTGAGCCAACAGCAGCGCCTTTAACACCACGAGTAAATATGCCGCCACCGCTAATTGCACGGTTAGTAAGCCCAAGACCCCCTACAAATACACGCCCTATAATTGCATCAAGGGCTGATTGTGGTAAAGCTCCAAGAATAGCAGCGCCTTCGTCTACTTCAGTTTTTAGTCCTTGCTCGATAGCATCTTTTTGACGCTCACGATTCATACCGTAAAAGAAAGGTAAAGAAGCCGCGATGCCACCTATGGCTGTACCTATGGCTGTGCCTATACCGGGAGCGAAGGCTGTGCCTATTGCTGCACCAGTAAGAGTAGCCCCCATTTGCGGTGCACTTTCTGCGGCAATGCCTGTTAAATAAGAACCAAAATCACCAATGCCTTCAATGTCGTCGAATCGAGTTTGAAACCTAGCTTTACGTTGTGCATCAGCTTCGTTTTCTAAGGCTACCTCTGCACCGTATTCTTCAAGCCCCTCAAGACCTAAAAGACTACCAATACCCTCAAGCGCAGACCCTGTAGCTTGTGCTATTCGATCTGTGCCTATATCTATGCCCCTACCAAAAGCACCTCTTTTACTTTCTCTTGCCGCAAGTTCAGCTTCTTCAGCAGCTTCTATTGCTCTTTCATATCTTTCTCTAGCCGTGCGCCTTTCACGTTCTTCTAGCATACGGCGACGATCACCGACACTTAGAGCAAGTTCACGGTTTGCTGCTTCTGCTAACTCTTCTTTTGTTGCACCAAGAGGGGCGTCAACCTCTAAAGTCCTACCATCTTGCAGCGTAAGAATTTGCAACGCCATGTGGTTGTCCTACGAGGGCCGTGCGCTTTTAATTTGACTAGCTGTTATGCTTGGCGTTGTTGCAGGAGATGAAGTCATACCCTGTAACGAGGGCTGTAAACCTTCTTCTAACGCATCTAACGAACTTTCTAACGCAGAAACACCTAGTGCGGAGGCATCTGACTCTGCTTTTGCTTTTATTTTTGCGTATGCTGCTTCTGCTGCTTTCATATCTTCTGGATCTTCGGATGCTAGTGCTTCAGAAAATTGGGCTTGCACGGCTGCATATTGTGGATCATTCGCAATTAGATCATTTATTGCTTCTTGTTTTCTTGTCTTTATGTTGTTACGTATATCTGCTATTTCGCCTATTAGTTTAGCTGCATCAAACATACCGCTTTGTTTTCTAGCTTCTAACGCATCAATCCTACGGCGTTCATTTGTCGCTAGAGTAGTTAACATAGTTATATATTTATTTTCAGCAGCACTTTTTGCTTGTTGGTTTCCACGAGCTATATCTACTATCCTATTAGATTCGGCATCGAGACTACGTTGCTCTTGCTCACTTAATGATCCGTATGTGGTTAGAACAGAACGTCGATCTGCTCTATCTTGCTCACGAACTTTAGCAGCTTCATCTAGTATTTCTGCTCCAGTTAAACGAGTGAAATCTATCTCCTTACGACCAAGCTCTTGTCTTTCTTTAAACTGTTTACGTAGTGCTTTTTCTTGTTCTCTTTCTGCATTGAACATACCTGCACCGGCACGGGCTAAAGGCCCAGATCCTGCGCTTAGTAACCCTGCCATAAGTGCTTGTGACTGTAGCCTATCTGGGTCTGAGTATCGCTTATCAAAAGCTTCTAAATCTCTTTCTTGTTGTCGAAGTTTTGCTATACCCGTAGAACGTCCTAATAACTCATCAGCCTCTTCTTTAGCTGCTTTCCTACGTTCTTTCATTTTTTCGGGAGTGAGTTCTCCCTCCATACCCTCTAGTATTCCTTCTACTTTACCTCTGTATTTTGTTTCTGTTTGTCTCTTAGCAAGACCTTCATCTAGAAGGTTATCTGGTGGCCCTTCTAACAGTGTTTCAGCTAAGGCTGTACCGAATGGGGTTTGATCTACGGGTGGCTTTGGATCTTCTTTTTCTTCTTCTTCTTTAGGAGGTTCTGGAAAGCCTTGTGCTCTTGCCTTTTGCACATCTTGCAGTCGGCTTTTTGCATAATCAGTTAGTTCTACTTGAGGTTTAATACGTGAATCGCTTTTTGCTGCTGCTACTCTTCCAGCAATTACTTGTCTAGGTAAACTTGCTTCGAGCGGATTGTTTTTTAAATACTCATCTATTTCTTCATCGGTTACACCGCCCCCACTTCGATACCCAATAATACCGCCTTCTTTAGCCATACGTGGGGCAGCAGAGGCTATGCCTTGTTGAGCTGTGCGTTGCATATTTTGTTGTGCACGCTGATTTATCTGTCCTAACGTACCAGCAGTGCGTCTTGCAACGTCACCCAACTTCTGTCCTTGTTCTTGTTTTATCATTTCGAGCACTTGCTGCTCGCGTTGCTGTGCTATGGTGGCAGGGTTTTGTTCTGCCTGTAACTGCATATTACGGATAGCGGTTTCTTTTTCTTTTTTAAGCTGCTCTAACGCAAGAAGATCCATAAACTGTCGATCTTGTTGGTAGCGTTGTTGAAGCATTTGTGGGTTACCCCTATATGCGTCTTTCTTACGCTCTATTTCTCCAGCTATGCCTTGAGGTCTAGGTATCGTCATTAGTCGTCTCCCTCCGACCCTACTTCATTTGGTAGTCTGTCATCTCCACCTATACCAAGTAATTTCAATATCCCAGCACCCTCACCTAAAATAGTGCTAAGTGCGGATGGTTGTGTATAAGAGTAGCTTTGTGCTGCTATAGGTAGTCCTTGCAACAAAGAAGATTGGAAAGCTAACTGTTTATATGGGAAGTCACGTTCTTCACGAAACTGAGCATAGTCTTGAGCAATGCCTTCTGCTTCGATAGCACGTTGCTCTGCACCACCCGCCCTTTGCGCTGCTATTGCGTCTAGTCCGTAACGCCTATCTGCTGCTAGTTGATCTCTAGCTCGATCATAAGCTTGTGCATAACCTGTTGCACGTATGTTTGCTAGTTGTTCGTTTAAATTACGTGTCCCTTCTGCCTCTACTAAGCCGAGTCGAGATCCCCCAAAAGCACCCACCTGACCCATTTTGGCTGCATTTGCTAGTCGTTGTGCATCTGCTTGTCGTTGTGCTGCTTGTAGCTGTGGATTTAAGGCTCCCTCTATAAAAGGGTTCATATATGTTTCTGCCGCCGCTGCATCAAAAGTGGCTGGAGTAGTAGGCACTGCTAAATTAGCTAATCCAGAAAAAGCTTGCTCCTGCACTTCAGAAGCACCAGCAGATAACGGCCCCATATACGCTTGATATGGTTGATCAGCAATCGCTTGCCCTTTGCCAAGCATTTCAGTGACATAAGGACCAGCATAAGTAGCTAAAGAGTCAGATCTACCCGCATATTGACCCGCTTCGGGATCTTGTGTTGGTGTTGCTGTAGGACCATTCGACATACTTGTCTCCTCTATGCTGGTAACATATTTCTAGGGTTAATTTCTTTACCCTGTTTTGAGTTACCTGTGCGTTCTTTACGAGTTCTAGACATCATTTCATATAACTGTTTAGCACCGGCTTCTGAATTACCATTGCCTAAGTGACTAACTACATCCGCAGGTATAACAAACTCTCCATCGCTCAATCGTGCTTCTTGTCCGTTATCAATTCTAGCAGGTACTTTGTCTGCCATACCATCAGTAGACCCACCTAAATAGTATCCAGTATTCATACCAAGAATACCTCCCGAAGCCATCATTGGTTGTCCATCTGGGTCCATTGGAGGGGGTCTATTTTGTAATGCTGCTATGCCTTGTGCTTGCTCTTGTGCTTTTGCACGGGCTTGGGCTACAGACATGGGTTGTCGTTCAGGACGATCTGCATACATTATGTCACTAAAATACCGTCTACCTCCCGATCCCGGTCTTCGATTAGGGTCTGGTTGCATAGGTACACGTTCTCGCACAGCCGTATACTCTGGAATACTGCCTTGGTAACCAACTACAGGGACTCTAGCTTCTGATAAACCAGATCTATCTATCGCATATCCTGCTATGCCAGTACCAAGCAATGTGCCTAGATTTGCACCGCTAAGACCTTGTTTAAATACACCTGTAAAATCTTTCCACCAATCTGACATTTATTTTTCTCCGAGCAATTGTAGTAACTCGTTATTAGCCTCTATTATACCACCCCGCTTACGTTGTGGTGGCGGTCCAAAAAATCCACGAGGAGGCGCAGCCGTGGTGGGACCATAAGGAGATAATCTTTCATAAAAACCGGCCCTGTTTCCGCCCCCAAATATACTGCCACTACCGATGTCATATGTATAATCAATTTTTGCAAGTGGCGCTTGTTGCACGTCTACTCTTTGCCCCGCTATATCTTCCGAACCTAATATTAAACCAAGAAGGTCTCTTTGCCTTGCTTGCTCTGCCTGTTGCTGTATTTGTTGCTGTATTTGTTGTTGCTGTTGTTGCTGTTGTTGTTGCTGTTGTTCTAACTGTTGTTGTAACTCTTGTTGTCGTTCTAATTGTGAAGCAAACACACCCGTAGCAGCAAAACGATTATCTGCTAGAGGATCTAATGTTTGCTCTCCAGCTAGCACATCTTGTAAAAGAGCAAGATCCGTGGCATCAACTATGCCATCACCTGTTACATCGTAGCCAAGTTGATCTTGAGTAAATGCAAAGGTAGATGGGTCAGCTAATGCCTCTTGTTGCGCGATAAGGTCAGTAACAAAATCAATATCTGCATCGGTTACATCTTGTGCGGGCTTGCCTAATACATTAGCTACAGCTTCTATGTCACCGCTAAGTGTTTTTTCTGTTTCACCGATTGCGGTTAAAAGATCTGTTTCTGTTTCACCCAGTGCAGTTAAAAGATCTTCTTTTGTTACACCTAACTCTGTAGCAAGATCATCTATGGCAGTAGTAGTTGTTTCTTCTAAAGCTGTTATTTCATCTGAAAGTGCAGTATCCCCTGCTTCTATAATCTTGGTCAGGTTGTCTTCTGTAATACCTAAATTACTAGATACAGTCCCTATTGCTTCAGCAAGCGCCTTGTCACGATCTATGCCTGCTTCTTCTAACTTCTCTACTTCTTCAAGTATATTGGTTTCTATATTGCTAAGATCTGTAGCTACATCTGTAGCCAGATCAGATATTTCCTTAGCTAACGCCGATTCAGAATCGGCTATAGCTTGTTTTAAGTTATCTTCTGTAGTGCCTAAATCGTCAGCTACTGTTGCAATAGCTTGTTGAAGAGCTTCATCACGCTCTATACCTGCTTCTTCTAATTTTCCTAACTCTTCAAGTATATTAGCTTCAACATTGGTAAGATCTGCGGAAAAATCTACATCGGTTGTCTCTAAATCTGTTGTGCTAGTATCAACTACGGGGTCAGTATCTATACCTGCGGTAGTTGTGTCTGCACCTGCGGTGGTTGTATCTGTGCCTGTAGCAGTTGTATCTTCGGTAGTTGTATCCGCGCCTGTTACTAGATCTGTTCCAGTAGTATCAACCGTGCCTTCAGCATCGGTTATAGCACTTAAATCTGGATCTGTTACCACATCTCCCGTAGCACCAGTATCGGTAGTAGTATCAGTATCAGCAGTACTAATGTCGTCAGTAGTTCCGGCATCTACAGAAGTGTCGTCTGTAGTATCAATCCTAGTGTCGGTAGTAGCAGTATCCCCAATATCAGTAGTGTCACTGGATTCATCAACTTTTATAGTCCCATCGTCGTTTAGATTAAAATCAGAAGCAGCGGTAGAATCTGGGTCGTTAGCTACTATTTTATCTAGCAGAGATTTACGTTGCTCTGGCGTAGAGTTAGGATTATCTATTGATTGTCGTAGCAGTGTCGTAAAATAACCATTTAAGAAATTTTTTGTAGCTTCAATACCTTGTTCTTCGTTTGCGCTTTCACCTAAAACTCGTTCTATAGTCTCACCAGTTATTTCACCTGCGGGATAACCTGCATCTATAAGCAGTTGTGTTGCTTCTGCTTCAGATAACACCTGACTGTCAAAGTTATCGCTTATCTTATCGAGTACTAAATCGTCATCTACGGACGTTTGTTTTACGTATTGTTGTGCTTCTTCTTCAGTAAGGGTTACACCTTCTGCTGCCGCTGCATCAATAACCTCTTGTACGTCTACAAAACGACTATCTACGTATTCATCTACTTGTGTTGCTAACTCAGCATCAGACTTGTTACCTACATAACTATCAATATCGGCATCGGAAGCATTGAACTCAGGATTAGCTTCTTTAAATGCGGATATAGTTTCACCTCTTGTGGTATACGCATCATCAAACGCATCGTTCATCAAGTTGATTTGTATATCACCTTCGGTTATACCTAAAGTTGCTAACTCTCCTTGTAAATCGCTTTCAGATATAATCCCTGCTTTAGCATCCATTATTTTCTTTTGTATTATGGGTGCAGTATTTTTTGCTATGTTGGAAGTCATTTCACTTGTATTTGCAAGTGTAGACAAAGTGGCTCCTGTGCCTGTGCCAATTACAGACCCCATTATTGCTGCTAGAGCAGTATCAAACTCTACAGGTGTATCAGGGTCTACTTCAGCCACTGCGCTGGCTATTACAAACTGCACTACCCCTTCTTCTATAGCTTCATTACGTGCTTGTGTGGATGCGTCTATGCCAAATTGAGCCACCTTGTTTTTAAGGGCTTCTACAACCTCCATAGCAGTATCATCTGCTGTACCAAATAGACGTTCTGCTATTTCGTTATCACTTAACGCTTTATCGGTTATAAAAGATAATGCCGCTGCGGTTACACCCGCTTTTTGAGCTACATTTGTAGCAAAATCTAACGCTTCTTGCTGTTGTGCTTCTGACAGTGGTAGTGGATCTATACCTAAAGCTTCCGCTATACGTGCATTTTCTTTTTCTAACTGTTTTACTTTTGCGTCGTAGCTAGAACTAAATGCTTCACCCGCGCTGCCACCCATTGCTTCGGCAGCGTCTGACACAGCCGTGGCAGTAGTAGCTACTTTAGTAGGATCTATATTTTCGGATATGGTTTTGGTTATAAAGCTAGTAAGTTGTCCTCCTGACGGGTCCGCAGATTTTAACTCAAGGAGTTTTTTACCAGCTTTTGCAAGCCCAAAAGTTGCACCGCCTATAAGGAACGGGACTCCTTCTTGAAGAACTTCTTTGCCTATATAATCAACTAAAAATTCTGTTGGGTGTTCTGAAAAAGCTCCCCACATGGCTTTAGCTGCAAGGGCAGTATTATCTTTCCAATCTCCGCCCTCTTTTTTAGCTTGTTCTCTAGCATCGTTCAGTCTTTTTTCTATCTCTTGTAGGTTCTTTTTGTAGTCTTCTGGTTTACTACTACCTGCCATAGCAGATATATTTTCTAAAGTTTGTGCTAACGCTGTGCCTTCTACATCTGCACCTACCATCGTGCCTATATCTAAGAAAGCTCTAGCTATTTCACTACCCGCTTCTAAAGCAACCGCAGTGCCAATCACCCACGCATCGTTATCTGTTTCTGCGGCTAACTCAGTGGCTTGTTTAGCCAAGTCATAAAGACCGAATAAATTTGTAGGGTCTTCACCTTCTTCTACTGCTTTACGTATTTGTTGATTTTCGTGCTCTCTACCTGTATCAGAATCGACTTTGCCTAAAGCATCTATATATTCTTTTGGTTCTTCTTGCCGTAACTCTTCTAATCTTTGTAAATCATTTACTTGAGCAGCTTTTTTAAATTCTTCTGAAGGTTGATAACCTAGTTCATCCATTATCCTTGTATGGTTATATCCTTCTTCTATCATTTCGTTATACAACTCGATAGCTTCTCGAATATATTCTTCAGAAAGAGGCTGATCAGGAGAAACACCATCTTCAGTTTGCAGTGCTTGTGCAGCAAAGAAACAAACGTCTGCGATTACAGCAGGGTCTACTGCATCTTTTAAAATATTAACTAGGTTAGGATCAGTGGCTACCGTTACCACAGTATTAAGAAGTTGTTCAGCACTAAGCGATCCATCTGCTACTGCACCTAGTGCGTCACCACTAAATGATATTGAAGAGCCAGTTTCACTTGTTATTAGGTCATTTAAAGTTTGTCCACCCGTGCCGGGTATAGGTAATGCGTTTGCCACAACATCAAGCGCACCCGCAGATATAGCTGCCGTTAATACGCCTTTTAAATCTTTACCCTGTATAGCAGCGATGCTTCCAGAAGTGATTGCTTTAGCAGCGGCAGTACCTGCTGCAGCGTTCCCACCTAATATAGAAGTCATAGGACCAGCAAGCGCACCTGCTGTAAAATAACCTACCGTAGCTAAAAACAACGCCTTAAATGCGGGTTCGAGTATCTTGTCTTCGACTTCTAGTGTTCGTATCTCACCAGCAGAAAACGGATCAAACAGATAAGTAGAACCATCATCAGTCTGTCGGTATGGATCTACGTCATACTTGAAGTGTAGCGACTGCAACATGGGATCTTGCAGATATGCTAGTTCTATGGCCTTAGCATAATCTACGTTTTGCGTAGCCATGATGTAGGGTATCTGATCTTCTAGTATCGGCCTTGTTAGAGCTAAAAACTGCTGTATATCACTAGCAGAAGAACCAGTGTGTTTTTTGTAAGTATTAGCTGCAAACTTGTTAGCGTTTAGCTGCACATTTTCTGTGGGTGTTATGTCATACCCATAGTATTCACTTAGAATAGCGGCTAGTTCGTTAGTGTCAGTTACATCGTATATGCTGCCGTAAGCATTAAGCATTTGCTCTTCGGTAGGAGACACACCCTTACGAAGATTAATTAAGTATTCTGGTGCGCCTACAGCTTCTATATAAGTTTGTGGGTTTGTGCCTTGCGCTCCAGTTTGACCCAAAAAGTCAAATATCTCGTTATAGGCATCATTGTAGTAGTCAACTGTGTCATCAATATCACCTTGATAAGTAACACCTACTCTTAGTATTTCTTTAAATTTAGCTAGTAGTTCGGGAGAAAGCTCTACCGTAGGCGCATAACCCTCTTGGCCTTCTGTAGTATTTGGATTGCCTAACGGGTTATCTGTATAAAATGGCACTGTTGTAGAAGTAGAAGTGTCGTCAACAGATTCTTCTTCTTTCTCTTCTTCTTGTTGAGCAAGTATTTCAGCTATCAACGCATCTATATCTTCTTGCGTATCAAAGGTAGGTATAACTCCGCCAACAGGGGGTTTGGGTTCAGGTGTAGTATCTATATAAACTGGCCTGTCGGGTGGCGGTGGCATACCTTCTGTATCTGTAGGTCTACCTACATCGTTTATCAGTCTTTGTATACTTTCTCGTGTATCAAAATTAGGTATGTTTATATTGCCTATACGCACTATGTCACCTCTAAAATACTAGCGACAACGTGTAGTCGGTTAGCCGTAGCTGCTGTGACCTTTAATATCTCAGACTCTTGCACTACTAACGGTGCTGTAAGCAATTCTACCGTGGTGTTAGCACCCACTGCCTTAACCTTAAATAAATTAAATACTGCCGAATCAGCATCAGTAAGCGTTACGGTAATCGTATCTGCATTACCTGAGTCTTCTGACACAAGTATAGATTTAACAATAGCAGTAGTGGCTGTCGCGCAGGTATAGAGCGTAGTAGCAGTTGTCGCTGTTAGATCTTTTTTAGCGTTAACGTAAATATTAGCCATTAACTAAAAAACCAAGCAGTAGCCTGTGCAGTATGTGACACTGACGCATCACGAATACCCTTATCAAGCTGATTAAAATAAAGACGCAGTGCGTTGTTCGTTTGATTGAATGCACTTTCATCATACTCCCTTGGTGGGTCTGGTAGAACGGGTGCTTTAAAATCTATGTCATAACTTGTTCTATCTATAGGCATTACCGTCTTCCATCAGGTCGCAATTCTAAACGTGGTGATCCTAGCTGCCATTTAACTCCGGCATCGCTAGATTCTATCTTTAAGGCCAACTGTCTGCCCCGCACTCGTAAATCCAGCCTAGATGTAAATGCTTCAATAGGCGCAGTGGCTGTTCTAGTTATAGACCCTGTATTTGTACCACCCTCTGAAGCTGGAGAATTACGTCCCGAACCAGAGTTTTGCGCTGCAAACAAAGACAGCGTGGCACTAGGGCTATCTACGGTAGAACCATCAAAAGTCACATCTGGATAGACCTTTTGTATAAACGCAAACTTGTGACCGTCATCTAAGTCAAACTGCGCTGAAGTAATAAACGAGCTAATACCTGCATTAGTGCCTGTTTCGTTATCGTCTATGCCATCTTCGTGGTTAACTATATTGTTGTTATAAGTAGCAGCCAACGGAAAGTCTCGTATACCAGAGTCTATCCACGCAGTTCGGCTTATATTTCCATAGTACCAAATGTTTTGTGCGTAGTTATATATGACATATCGGCTAAGAGTGGTAGACCCAGAGGGGCAATAGAACCACCATATCTCGCTAAACGCTTCATTAGTGCCTGCAAATACTTGTTCGTACTGCTCTGTATTAAAATCATTAAATATGTATCGTTTTACCGTGCAGGGTAGCGTTTGAACTCTACCGTCATACCTGTAAAAGCCACCTACGCCCATCCAATACGCCACACCATTTGCATACGCTACAGCTCTTGAAGAAGCAATCGATAAATTTTCTCCAACTGTTTGCGCTCCCCATACAGCAGGAGCACCTACGTATTGCAGTGCATATAACGCAGAATCAGTCCATATCAATATTTCTTGCCTTGCTTGTATGGCGGTAATTATTTCAGACCCTTTAGATAATCGGAGATCTCCTGCTTGGTTCGCAGAAGAGGGAGTCCAATTAACGAAACTTTCTTGATCTGACCAACGTAAAAGTAATGGATCTAAGTCACTACTCCCAAGTGGATTTGTACCAAAACAAAACACAAACCGATTATCTGATACAAGCACAGTATTCACTTTGGTAGGCACATTAGATGCGCCACTCTCACTTGATGCTAATACTGCACGGGTTGTTAGTGCATCAGTAGCATCCCAAAAGAACAGATTACCTCCACGGGCAGCAAAGATAAGATCTTCACCAAAGTTAGATTGAGTCCATAAGCGCAATGCGTCAGTAGATGTTACACCTACACCCCATGTTCCAAGGCTCCAACCACCAGCACCCCAGCCCACTAACGCCTCTGCGACAGCAGGGCCAGTGTTTACTTGATATGCAGCAGATACAGACCCACCGCCTGTAGCTGTAGAACTTGCAGCTTCACTTGCTGTTATGGTGTAAGTGTTTCCTGTTAAATATGTTATTTGAAACTCGCCGTTAAGAGTAAGCCCACCTACAGCAGAAGCACCGCTAAATGTTACAAAGTCATTGTTTATATACCCACCAGCAGCATCGGTGACTGTCACAGTGGTAGATCCACTCACTGTAGCAAACGGATCAGTAAGTGATACGGTGGCTCGTATAGGTGTAATGTCATAATACACTCCACCCTGTTCTATGTAGAATTTTAGATGAGTGCCTATACCTAATAGCTTTTGGCTACCCAGAGTAACCCAAGAAAACAATGATCTAGCGATACCTAAAAACGAGTTAGTAGATATGCGGTTCCACCCACCTATCTTTTCCGGCATACCTGCGCGAAATCTTATCTTGTCACATTCGTACCAGCCGCCTTCACTTGTGTAGCGAGTATTCTCTCTATCTACCCCCGGCTTAAATACAAACTTCTGTAACGGCATTAGTACACCCAGAGCACAGGAGTTGTTGTACGTATATCAACGTGAATAAAGTTCTTATCTACTCCTACCCCCGTAAATCCCATTTGAAGAGCTTTTTCAACTAACAGTCTTCTCTGAGCACCGCCCACTACTTTTATATCAGCAGCGATGCCTTGAGCGTGTTGACCGGGCTTTTCTTTCCTAGCTTCTATACTGTGACTAGGAGATCTGTAACCAGAAGTAACAATAAACGGAAACCCGCACACACTACGTAAACCATCGAGTCGTTCTATAAACTCAGTGGACATTTCGTTTTCACCAGTTTCTTGGCAGTCAAAGTCTTCTAATTTAAAATATTTAAACTGACTCATTTTTCTCTGCTTACGCCTTTGACCTTCTCGTAGCTTCTCATGGCTCCGATACCCAACATTCCCATCATAACAGGGACAAGTAACGTAGTATCTACTTCCGGCACATCAACCCATATACCTATGATATTTGCTAGTATTACGTTATAGAAAAGACCTAGCGCACACACCCAACCGATACAGGGACGCCACCCGGACACAAACACGCTGTGGTGTGCAGCTTCTACTTTGTTTACTTCTAATTGGCCCTTCAATGCCTCGTGAGCGTGTTTCTCAGACATCGTAGCTATCTCGTGTGCAAGAGCAGCCTTTTGGTCTTTATCCTCGATGAACTTATCAAGCAGACCAGTTACGGGTCCAACGAGTTGCGATACTATGCTCATACTAACATCCTAACAAGAACCGTCTTAGCTTTCATACAGTCACCAGAATGTGTTGACCAGTAACCTTGGGGGTTGTGTAACTAAGCTGCCCACCCTTGTAGGTATATACTTTAGCATCATATATCGTGGTAATAACTTCCTGCTTGGCATTTATCTCTTTGCCTTGCATACGTTCCGTATCAATCTTCTGTATGTGGTGCTTGGGCGCAGGTTGTGGGGCGTTAACACTGTTTGGAAAAGGTGGTATTTCACTCATCGTCTTTCTTCCTAACAGGATCTCTAAAAATATATTTACCCTTACCAGCCTCTGACGAAGGGATTAGACGCACCTCACAAAAACCATCGAACTTGTTGGTTTTACTACGTAACCAGTTATGAGTATGAACGCTTTGGTGAACCAGCGCATCACGATATTCGAGGCAGCTAGTTAATTCTTGAAAATATAACTCTGTACCAGTTGGTCTTCCCCCCGGCGTAAGCAGCACTAATACGAAGATCATCAGTGTCATAATCTGCGTTTCTTCTTAATTGCTTGGGTTCTTTCTGCTTGAGGTGCAACAAGCTCCCATGTCAGCACATCTACATCAACTTGATGCGCCGTCCCTAACACTCTTGGCATGGAGTTTCTCACGTAAATCATTGCCCCGTAACCACACTGTTGGTAATTAAACTTCAACCAATCCTTTGCGACCTCGTGGCGTTTTGCCGGGGGATTTACGAGTTTTAGTTTATTCCACTCTCTTAAGTCGCAAAAACGATCAGGGTTTTCGGGATCGTAATCTAGTCTTACTGCTTCTGTAGCATTATTTGGATTAGTTGAGCCAGCTTCTCGTCCGTTGACTTCAACGTCTCCTGCTGTTGACTCAGGCTGTCCACCACCGCCTTGATCTGCGTCTGATTGACTGCTGAAAGCTGCCCGTTGGCTACCGCTTTCTCCGCTGTCTCCTTTACCACCTGCTCGATTCTAGCCACCTCCGAGCTGGTTGCTGCTGCTTGCGCTTGCATAGAACCCCATGCTATTGCACCAGATAATGCAGCCGCTCCAATAGGCAATGCCCATGTCGGTACTTTGATTGAACTACCATCGCTCATGTTAAACTCCTAAAAACTGGGGAACCAAAAGGCTCCCTATAATTAAAATAATTACGCCCCATAACATTCGCTCGATGCGATCAAACCTTCTTGACCCATCGGTTAGTCTCTCTTCAATCCTTTCATACCGCAGCGCACACTCACGCTCATGTGCGTTTATTTCCTGCAAAGCTTTCTGTCCTTGATCGTCCATACCCATTGCTTTTGCAAGACCTTCATCCATTACTTTTCAGTAGAAGCTTGTTGCTTGGCCTTACCTATGGTCAGCGACATATACTCTATGATTGGGTATACATACTTACCCATAAAAGCATCGTCTTTAGGTGTTGGCGTAGCAGCCGTCACTGCACTTGCTATAGTGACAATCGTAGTAACAAGCGTCCAAACTTCCATAAGATCCATTACTGCACAACCTCTTTTTCTTCTTCAACAGCTTTGACAGAATTCTTGAGATCCATTTCTCTTTTAGCAATTGCGAGTTGAAGGTCATGGGCATCCTCCTGCAGACCAGCTATTTGATTCATTGTGTTTTCAAATCTTGCTTTGAGATTCTGTAACCTAGCAATCTGACGATGCTCCTCTGGCTTGAGATCCTCTATCTTGTACTCTTCGCCAAAGATTGTGACTACAGGTGTTTCTTCAGTGTTTTGTTCCGTCATCTGCTATCCTCCAAACATTTAAATTAGCTGCTACTGTTCTTCGCTCTCCATCTCCCTTGAATGGGTACACACTATGTTGCAACCAAGAAGGGAACATAAAAAACTTACCAACTTCGGGTTTCATAATCACCATCTGTGGTGGGCGTAAACGCTCTGTATCCATCAACGAGCCTTGCCCATATTGGAACGTAATACATCCATCCGAATGACCACTAGAATTATACAAGCCATATTCGCTTGTGCCAGAGGTGGGCTGATCTAATATCTGTTGTGGAACCTTAGTCCAGCACGTGCAACTGATACCCATAAGGGTTTTAGTGCCATGATCGTGTATTGGGTTGTAATCACCCGCAAAGCTATGCACTGACCAAAGTTCATCTGTTTCTACAAGACGGTTTTCTTTGAAAGGATTAACAGTAGTACCGGCAAAGTTCTTAATATAATCCGCACCCATGATTTGTATAAGCTCGTTAAACTTAGCAAGCTTCGGGTGGTTGTGATCCATCGTAAGCTGTTCGCCGTTACCGATCTGACCAACCAACGTGCCAGCATGAGATACCCGGTCTTCTTGATTTAGAAGATCATCCAAATACTCGTTGAGATCGTTTACCATCTCATCAGACAGCATCGCCTCCATCAGAAATACCGATGGTAACGAGTGCATTTTGTATTCTTGTCTGACTTGAGGCATCAATGTCTCCTCACCATAGATGACTAAAAACTATTATCGGCAATATCACTAATACTACCAATAATAATTCTACCATCTATGCACTTGGATCGTAGTCTTCTGCTTTTTTGATCGCAGCGTCAATCGCAGTGAAGTCTTCTGATCCCCAATCGCCTAGCTCTTTTTGATACTTCATATATCCTGCACTACGCATGACACGATCTTTCTTTTCTTCTTTACTCATTTCGTTGCAGAAATCGTTTGAGTCATCAAGACAATTATCAATCACGGAAATACTTCCGGTCATTGCTGCGAAAGCCTGTGCTTTCTCTTCGTCTGTTCTAGCTTCTGCCATTTTCTATCCTCCTGATTTAAGTTTCTCTACTTCTGCTGAAAGTTCTTGGATTGCTTTGACTAGCATTGGTATGAACTTCTCATACCTCAAAGCGTATTGTTTACCATCTTCAGACAATGAAACCGTAAGATTCTTTTTATCTGCAATTTTATATCCTGCTGCTTCTTCTAAAGCAGACACCGATTGAGCTTTGAAACCCACATCCATCCAATCCTCTTTGTGAGTTCCGTCTGGTGTTTGTGCGTTTAGGTCGTAATCATCTGCATACTTGTCACCATACTTTGAGCGTTTGTCCCAATAGTAAGTCACAGGCTCTAAAGCTTTTACGAAGTCTAAACCGAGACTTAAATCTGTAAAGTCTGTCTTATCTCGCTCATCTGAGGCAACAGACAAAGCAACCTGTATATGAGCAGCACTAATATTCTCATCACCTAAGACCATTGTATTAGATCCAGTGGTAATATTACCGCCGGGGCTTCCAGTAAGACCAGAATCATGGCCCAAGCACATATTATTACTACCGCCTGTGATATTTGATCCCGCTTCCATGCCAAAGCAAGAATTAGCTGCACCATCTGTTATTGCATCACCAGCGTTAGCACCCACGAGGGTATGTTGGGTTCCAGTAGTAATTGAAAAGCCAGCCTCAAAACCAACGGCGGTATTCACAGAATTAGTTGCCGTTGTAAAGTTTTGATTTGCTAAAGCTTGTTTTCCTACAGCGGTGGATCTGCTTCCTTTTGTATCGTCAGTTAAAGCTTGAAACCCTATGGCTACATTGTGGTCAGCATCTGTTAAAGCATCTCCAGCAAGGCCACCTAGGATTGCGTTATATATGCCAGTGGTGACTGACGCACCCGCGCTTGCGCCTACCGCAACATTGTAAACGGTAGTGGCAGTTGTAAAGTTTTGAGTGCCCAAAGCTGAACTACCTACAGCAACTGACTGACTGCCTAGAGTGTCTGAACCTAAAGCGTGTAGACCTATAGCTATGTTTAGATCGGCATCAGTGAGTTTGTCTCCCGCTAGGCCACCAATTAGGGTGTTGTACAGGCCCGTGGTTATCTCTACTCCAGCCTCATCACCCACTGCTACGTTGTAAGCATCTCCAGTTGTAGTTAAATTATGGTTGCGTAACGCATTAACGCCGATACCAATGTTTGTGTCACTAGCGGTGTTCTTCTCAAGAGCTTGTAAACCTACTCCGACGTTGCGCTGACCAACCGTATTATCGTTACCGGTAATACCACCGATAAAAGTGTTATATATACCTGTTGTAATAGCCTCACCAGCTTGCGCTCCGACTGCTACGTTGTATTGTTGAGCATTGTCTGTGCGATTCTGTGAGCTTAGTGCGCCGTAACCAACCGCTACGTTATATTGACCAGTTGTATCTGTAGTTAAGGAATTCACTCCGACACTAGTATTGTAGTTCCCTGTTGTCAGGGCATCACCTGCAAGACCTCCGATGAGAGTGTTCTGAACTCCTGTGGTGACTGAGAGACCCGCTGAGAATCCAATCGCAACGTTGTAATTATCTGTGCTGGTGGTGAAATTTTGTGAGCTTAATGCTGTATGACCTATAGCAACAGCCCGATTCCCCTTGGTATCTGCATCTAAAGCACTATGCCCAATAGCTATGTTGTAATCAGCATCCGTGAGCGAACCACCCGCCCCATAACCAAATAATTGATTGGCAAAGCCCTCAGTAAGAGCATCTCCAGCTAGACCGCCAACAATAGTATTGTTAGTTCCGGTAGTGATATTTCTTCCCGCCTGAAATCCAACAGCGGTGTTGTAGTTCGTGGTATCGGAATTTTGGTTTTCTAAAGCTTCATATCCGATAGCGACATTACGACTTCCTGTATCCTCTGTGGTTAACGCACCAAATCCGACTGCAACGTTCAACCCACCTGTAGTTAAAGCATCTCCAGCTAAACTCCCGATAAGTGTATTCTCAACTGCCGTGGTGACGTTCAGACCTGCACTTGCACCCACGGCAACATTAAAAGAATCAGTGGCTGTCGTAAAGTTTTGAGACTGTAAAGCACTTTTTCCTATAGCTACGGACTTTGATCCTAGAGTGTCAGAAGTAAGGGCGGCGTAACCCACCGCCACGTTGTTATCAGCATCAGTAAGCGAATCCCCAGCAACGCCACCAAGCAAAGTGTTCTGGATTCCCGTAGTAATTGACAAACCACTTTGATACCCCACGCCAACATTGTAATTATCAGTAGAGGTTGTAAAGTTTTGTGTTGCCAGTGAATTCAGACCTATGGCAACAGCTCTATCTCCAAGAGTATCGGCACTTAATGCTAGATAACCCATAGCAACATTAGAGTTTCCAGAAGTGAGAGCATCTCCTGTGAGACCCCCGATCAAAGTGTTCGCAGTTCCCGTGGTAACTTGCCGACCAGCGTTATGGCCCACCGCCGTGTTATACGATTCGCTAGTTCCTACATTTTGATTCGCAAGAGTATTCGTACCGACGGCTACATTTGCGTCTGCCTGATCTTCTGCTCCTAAAGCTCCATAACCGATAGCAACATTTGCCTCGCCATCAGTTAAAGCATCTCCTGCTAATCCACCAATAAGGGTATTAAAGGTTCCCGTAGTGACTAATAAGCCAGCATCAACTCCTACAGCTACATTGTAAGAGCTTGTAGCAGTAGTAAAGTTTTGGGCTTGTAAAGCAAATGCGCCAACCGCTACCGATCTGCTGCCTTTAGTATCCGCGCTTAATGATTGAAAACCCACGGCCACATTCAAATCAGCATCAGTAAGGGCATCTCCAGCAATCCCTCCAATAAGGACGTTCTTGAGTCCCGTAGTGACATTTTCACCAGCCAAGTGACCAACTGCTACGTTGAGAGAATCCGTAGCCGTAGTAAAATTTTGATCTTTTAATGCACCGTATCCTAATGCTGTAGATTTACTACCTAGCGTATCTGTGCCTAAAGCTAAATACCCTAGAGCTGTATTAAAATCTGCATCTGTTAAGTCATCTCCTGCAAAGCTACCAATCAATGTATTCTGAACACCCGTAGTCATGTCCACGCCAGCAACATACCCGACTGCTACATTGTGTCCGTCTGCCCCAGCATTCAAAGTGGCTAGTGCTTTTCTACCAATCGCTACATTGCCGTCATCAGTATCCTCGCTCTCTAAAGCACCAAAACCAACCGCTACATTATATTGAGCCGTAGTAAGTGCCGTACCCGCTTCATCGCCCACGACCACGTTGAAATTACCGCCAGAGGTAATACTGTTACCAGCGTTGACACCAATACGGACGTTTGAGGTGCCAGAGGAAGAAGTTTGTATATCCCCCGTAGCTATTAACGCCCCGTTGTTTATTGTAATTCCACTAGAATTTGCCAATAGCTTTCTGGAGCCGCCAACCACTATTCCAAAATTATCATCAGCAGGGAAATAGATCCCACTGTTGCTATCTCCAGCATTGGTAATAGAAGGCGCACTCGTAGAACCATCAATAACGGTAACTACCCCGCCGACAGTTAAAGTGCTTGCCATATCCACAGCACCATCAATGTCCACGACATCTAGGTTAGTGGTGCCGTCAACATCCAAGTCGCCAGAAACAAACAAATCTGGAATAGATAAATCTTGGAAAGCATCAACCATCGCTGCGCCTGATCCAGCACCATCTGAGTAGATAGCCTTGGTCTGACCATTAGGTATCGTGATACTTGCACCAGAACCTTGGCTGATAATAATATTTTGAGATCCGCTTGTTGCGTTCTCGATGAACCAGAGCTTGCTGACCGTGTTTGGTCCTATCGTGATTGTGCAAGCAGAGTCGAGTGTGCCTGTGTATTTAAGGAATATGCTTCTACCGGGGTCTGCTGCGCCATCTGCTATCGTGGTGGTGTGAGTATCTGCATTAGTTGTAATCGCTTCTGTGCCAAAACTAAAGGCATCTGCAATTAAGCCTAAATTTGTATTTGTACTCGTACCCCAAGTTCCTGATTCGTCGCCTGTGGCGATTTCTTTTAAACGTAGGTCATTCGTATAAACTGCCATTTATTTTCTCCGAACTTTACCTTTTGGTTTCTTCATAGAAGCTACGTGTTTCTTTAGCGTCTGCGCCTGCTTCTTATGAGTCTTTGAAGCTTTCTCTAAACCTTTGATAACTTTGTTTACTTTACGAACCATTACGCTACCTCTTCCCAATCAGGCGTTTGTGTATCACTAACCTCTGACCAACTTGGTGTTTGTGAATCACTTATACTACTCCAATTCGGTGTTTGTGCATCATCTATTAGGCTCCAAACTAACGCGAATCCAATTTGTCCGGTTCCAACAACTCCAACGGGGGAGACATTGGTATCTGGTTCGACTGCGACGACACCCACCTGTGCAGAGCCTTGCGTACCTGTGACACTAATGTTTTGCCCAAGCGCAATAGATACAGTGCCAATCGCACCAGTGCCTGCCACACCAGTAGGGGCAACCGATGCAGTGCCAGTAACGGATACCGAACCGACTGAACCAGTAGCATTAACACCAGTAACAGAAGTGATGGCCCCAGCAGTAGCAGTGACAGAACCCACACCGCCAGTTGCTGCAACGCCCGTGACACTGAGGTTAGCCGCACCTGAGACTGTAACGCTGCCAGCGGCTGAAGTGCCAGCAACACCAGTAGGACTGACCACCGCAGTGGCGGTAACAGAAACCGATCCCACAGATCCTGTTGCAGATACGCCGGAGACCGAGGTGGACGCATTCGCGCTGACCGATACAGACCCGACAGCACCCGTACCTGCGACACCCGTTGGCGTAACATTAGCTGTTCCCGTAGCCGATACAGATCCAACAGACCCTGTTCCAGATACTCCTGTAACCGATGTGATAGCGGATGCTGCGACTGTGACTGACCCGATAGCAGACGTTCCTGCCACGCCTGTGACAGAGGTGTTTGCATCTGCCGTGACCGTAACCGATCCGACTGAGCCAGTTGCAGATACACCTGTGACATCAACGAGATCGGGTTCACCCCACGCATCTTCGCCCCAAGTGCCTCTGCCCCATCCAGTAATATCCGCCACATATTATCTCTAGGCGATGCGGATTATCGCGTTTGACGCATCCGCTGTTGGGAATGTAATCGTAAAGTCACCTGCCGTGCTTGTCTTATCACCACCGAAAGCCAACGCACAAACCGCTTTGTTAGATGCACTACTGTTATAAATTAGTGCTCCATTCGCCGTTATAGTGCTTGAACTAAATGTGAGATCTGAGAAGTCACACAACGCTGTCGTTCCAGAGGTCGTTGGAGTTACTGAAGTCAGGTTTGAACCCCCACTTGAGTATCCTGTGCCACTGACTTCGTTTGTAGTTGCAAAAGCTGTGGTGCTTGCACCCAATGATGCACTGCTCGTAAACAATGCGAGTTTGAACGTGTTGCCTGTAGTAGCAGTAAAGTTGTGTGTGCCAACAAGTATTTCCTGCTTAAACGAGGTACACATAGCTGTAGATATAGCCATTATAGTCTCCTTAAAATATTAGCCATCTCTTGTTGGCCTTGTTTCTCTAGTTCCGCGATCAGAGTGGTTCTATCACTCTTGATTGCTTCCTTCATGTAGTAGGATATTTGTTGCAACACAGCTTCTCTGAAAGCCTCTGCCTGCTGTGCGATCAAGGGGTGGCAGTTACCACCAATACTAACAATCCTTTTCGTAGCTTGCTCTGCCCAAAAATCTGGGTCATGGCCTATATTCTGCGTGGTGGCTACGCCTACCGTACCGACTTCTATATCTGATGTGTTAGATAACACGTTATGTCACCGCCTGTGTATATTGACCTTCTCTATACGTATCACCACGTAATTTACCATCACCCAACATTTTAAGTAGCGTTAATGATTGCCCAAACATTTTGTCGTACATAGCAACCATATCTGGCTCACCTTTCATAAAACGTATAGCTTCTACTAACGACCCATTTAATAATGCAGAATCAAAGTTCTCGCCCAACCACGGTAACGTACTTGCCGTAACAATAGACTCTGGATAGTAGCCATAGTGCAGTTCGACAGTTAAATCTGCGCTAGGAGTAGGACCAAGTATAAAAGTGCTGTCATTAAAGTTAGCATAATGCTTAGGCGTGCCTGTACTAGTCGGTGTTGGGTATGCCTCTCTAATAAAGTTAACGTCCTTATCAAGAAGATAATCGTATGACCCATCAGAGTTTATTACCGCTAAACTATAAGTATATAAATAATCTGATGGCACAGCTAAATACTTGTTACCAGTAGTAACAGTACCCGTTACGTTTTTTCTTAACGCTGGGAGTTGGACAGTGTTGTATATAAACTGTTCTGTCTGCTGAACAAACACAGCAAGTTGATCACTTGTGAATGTAGTTTCACAAATGTCTTGTATGTTCGCCGTTAGCTGTGAGTAAGTCATACTCATAAATTACGCCATCGGCCCTCTTGCCATCGTACCCTTTGTAGCTGCACCCGTACCACGAATCTTAATGCCTGTGGTTTTAACATTTTTCATATCTGTCTGTGGTGCGCCCTTTACAGGTTTTATTGTGCTCATATTTTTCATAACATCACCTACGTTGTTGTTACTGTTACCGTTCCTACTTGTCCAGTGGCTACTAAGTCATTAGGAGTAAGACCAAAAGGGTCTCTGCCTACACCAACTGGATTAAATCCATATTGTATCTGTCTGCTACTATTTACCCCTGCTTCTCCTAAACTTCTATCTGGCCTTGGATCACGTATAGCCTGTGGATCATCCACAGGAAATTCACCTAACTTTAACTGAGGGTGATCAGGACTCCAACATTCATGGCAAGCTTTTAAATTTGTACTTTTGCCTTTTCGTACTATCTCTTTTAGTTCTCGTAACTTATAACGAAAACCACATATATCGCACATGGCAACAGCGATTTTGTTGGATGCAAACCTTCTAGACATAACTTATTTTAGGTACAAACTTAGCTGGCGTTTTAACTCTGTCTTCTTCCGAAGCTAATTGAAATTGCTCTTCATAAACTTCTTTAAGTAAAGGAATACGATTTGCTAGTTCTGGATCTTTCATAGCAATGTAGTACGCCAGACCCGCGACAAGACATGGTAGAAACCGAAAGTTTACGTCTGCGGTTTCTACACCGCTACCAGCATCCTGTATCCTACGCATACGATAGTATTTAAATATGTACTCGCTGTTCTTGTCTGGTACAGGCCACACGTTTATTTTTGGGTTGGCTACAAGTCTTTCTATGTAAACTTGTATCGGCCTACCCTCTGTTAACTTATTAGGTATAGATGCGTAGGTGCTAACACTAATACGGTTTATTGTTAAATCTTGTTGAGTATATTCATCACCACTGTTTGTACGTATGACCTGTTCTAACAAGTCAATCGTGTCGGCTGGCAGATCGTATTGTGATGTACCTTTTACAAGCGTTACCGTGCCTTCATCAATAGTCCACAGATTAAGACCACGATTCTGCCACTCGATTGTGAGTAGGTTCATAGACCTTCGGGCTGTACGAAGATCATACCCAGAACGCATTTCTCGACCAGCACGTTCCCACGCTTCTTCAGCGATCTCCGTGAAGTCCATATCAAATGCAGTTGTTCCAGAGGTAGCCATTTACTTCTTCTTAGCTGTAGTTTTCTTTTTAGTTTTTTTCTTCTCGACAGGCTCTTCTACCCAAGCCTCGTTCTCTGGTGTAGCTGGATCATCAGCTATAAACTGACCCTCATCAGTTCTTGCACGAGCACGCTTAGTCTTCACTGCGGGCTGCAACTCAGCCAATGCTGCGGTTGCCTCTTCCTTACTCATCAGATTAGCGTTTACGACCTCGTAAGTACCATCTTCTTTCTTCCTACCAACTTGAAAGACGGGCCTGCCGTCTGAAAAGTTTCCGTTCTGGAATACTTCTAAATCAGCCATTTTTACTACCTCTCACATATAAAGTTTTCTTACGCCTTCCTTCACTAACCTTACCGCAACCTTTGTGGTGTGCTCGCATCAAGCCACCTTCTTTAGCGGTTCTAACCTTTGCCTTCTTTGTATTTGCTACAACAGTTTTACCTTTTGCCCCTGCTTTCTTTTTCTTTCTAGCGGTAGTAGCTCTTTCTTTTTGACTCAGAGACTGTGCCTTTGCTTTTGGTAAACAACGATCTGGGTTCTTTTTATCTTTCGATGTACCACACGGACCTTTTATCTTGCCATCTGTGCCGATACGAACCCATTGTTGATCACGCCACTGTTTTAACTGTCCCATCAGCTAACCTTCCTAGCCCTACGTATAGCTTCTTTACCCCGCTTGGCTATACCTGCTTGCGTATGTTTACCCGCTGCTTTCGCTCTCTGTTCTAGCACTGTGAGTATCTGTATCTTTCTAGCAAAAGGCTTTCTTATCTTCTTAACCCTAGCTACCGTATCACGGGCATCTTGGGCAGTTGCGTACTTTATAGGCACAGTATCTTTAGGATTCTCATCCGTATACAACCTCCTACCGCTGCCCTTTGGCTTCTTACCTGTTCCTACTTTAGGATCTTTAGCCATTACTTTTTCTTCTTTTTCTTGCTGCCCTTAGCATAATTAGGATCTTTGCAGTATTTAGAAGCTGCCATGTTTGCATACGCAGAAGGGTAGGTATCGAAGGTTCGTTTAGCCCATGCCTTACCAGCAGGGCATATCTTTCCCCCCGATTTAACCTTACCGCCTTTCTTGTAGTACCTTCTCACTACCTATACTTAACTGGACGTACACCCTTACGAGCTATTCCAGCACCTCTGACCTTTGGCTTAGAAACTTTCTTTTTGGTAGCCGTCTTAGACTTCATACCACCTGCGGCATACCCTTTAGTCTTCATACCACCTTTAGCGTAACCCTTGGTCTTCATCATGCCACCTTTGGCCTTAAATCCCATCTTGTTACGCACCTGCTTAGGTAGCTTTTTAAGACCTTTGTTACCCTCTGGCGCGTCTTTCAACCCTCCAGCCATATAACCTTTGGTCTTCATGCCACCCTTCGCCATGCCTTTGGCTTTCATCTTGCCGCCAGCTTTCATACCTTTGGCCTTCATCTTGCCACCGGCCTTCATGCCTTTAGCTTTCATCTTAGATTTCATCATACCTCCCTTAGCAAATTTACGTTCACTCATAGGTCTGGCTGACCCTGTGCGCCTAACAGTATCTTTTTTCTTTGGTGGACGCTTACCATCGTTCTTGTCCATGTAGTTAAGATACTGACGTAAGCTCATGCCCGTATCGGTTAACTGTTCTTTAGTTACGTTAGCAAGTGTTCTTTTACCCATTGGCCCCTCTCTAGTAACATTTCTGCCACCTTTACCCGTAACTTGAGGTCTTTTTGTTACTTGGGGTTGTGGGGGTTTAGGAGTAACTTTAGCATCAACTTTCGGTTTAGTAGGTTTCATATCTACTTTTGGTGAATCTGACGTTGGGGCTTTAGGTCCAGTTGGCATTGGCATGGGTGGCCCCATCTCACCTGCTGGCTTTCTAGGTGCACGTCGCGTAGTGCCACGACCTCGATTTGTTTTTGTTTTTACCGGCTCATCTTTTATTTTTCTTCCAAAGCCCATGCGTCTTCTAGCCATAACTTACTCCGCGTATAAGTTGTTAAATATCTGATTAGTATCTAACGTATAGTCCAAATCAGATTTACTGTAATGTACGTACTGAGAAGGTCTAAAATCTGGTGCACCCTCCCCCGTTTCAAACCATGCCGGATGTGTAACTCTTACCCTGTTATTAGGTAGTGCCACTATGTTTCCGGTCCAAGGTCCAGCATCCAAAAGCTCCATAACATGACTTTGCTTATGTTGTGCTGGATCATCTGCAATCTCTGAGTCTGTATAGTCCACCGTAAACAAGTATTTTGCTGGATACATTTCACCGTCTATCTTAGCTAACCAAGGACAAGGGACAGCACGATCAAGAACATACACCCCGTGATCCCTCGAACTACAGTCCCAAGGTTGAGCGGCCCAGACATCCATAGGTTCAGGCCACTCCTCAAAAGGCGTGTCACCGACCAGTGCCGTGATCGGCATTCTGGCCCACATTGCTCCCCCATGAACATTCGGTTCGCTTTCATCGTCGTATGTTTCTGCTCCTGTAAAAATCACTTGAAAACTTAAACACCTACAAGGAATTGTTGTAACCGCAATCGCCATTGCGTGCAAAAACTCACCATGATACTTCTCATGGTTATGCGTATACTCTCTTCGCACCCAGCATTTAAAATGCGGGATGTTGCTTTGTAAATATGCCAATTTAGCATCTCCATCTTCTTCGCGCCTGTCGCAGCCTTGAGTTAGGGTCTTTTGCTGCTTTAGGGAATTTTTTCATTTGACCCGCTGAACGAGCACAGAAAGACTTTCTACGCTTCGCTCGTTTGCCCGTAGGACTTTTTTCGGTAACCGCCGTCTGTAGTTTACTTCCGGGGTTCTTCCTTCTGTATGCCTTAACACCCGCTTCAGTCATACCTGCGCCACTTTTTGTAGGGCGAAAGTTTTTCTTGTTGCGTTTAGGCATACCGCCCTTCTTAAATGAAGGGCAGCTTTCCGTTTTCTTTTTGTAGTAACTACGCAAAGTTATTAGCCAAACTTTTTACGTAGGTACAGTATGACGGTATATGTATCGCCGCTGCTCGCTCCCACAGTGGTGAATTTTATATCGCCTGTCTTACCGGAACCTGCAT